ACCTCTATCGCGCCGACGAGCCCTGGTGGCTGTCCGAAGAAGAAGAGGCCGGCGCCCAGCAGCAGCAGCAGGAGCGCAAGGAAGTCGATATCTGGACCGACATTCTGCGCGAGAAGCTTTCGGGCATGAAGGCGGTAACGCCGGCCGAAGCCATCGGAAAACTTGGCATCCCCTACGAACGGATCGACCGTCGCGTGCAGATGCGCGTTGCCTCCGTTCTCAAAGAATTGGACTTTATCAAGACCTTACCGAAGGACGCCAGTCGCAAGACGTACACGATCTACGTGCGAGGCACCGATGGATAGTGTCCATAACCCCCTCTGGCGAAGGTTCTGGACAGGTTCTGGACAAGCACGTCTGTACATAACCTTAGGTCGTGGACACGCGCGTCTGTCCATAACCTTGAGGTCGCGGACATGGGCCATTCCAGAACCTAAAACAGCGGTTCTGGACAGGTTATGTACAGCGTGTTTTCAATCACTTAGCCCCTCTGTCTATAACCTCTCTTCTAATAATAAAGAAGAAGTAGTGGGAGTAACCACAGAGGTTGTGGGGGCGCATTTTCAGCGGAGGTTCCAGACAGCATGACCGTGCATCCAGCCTTGCCCATGCTCCCCGACAAATTCGTGCTGCGCGACGAGAGGGGGAACGTCATTCGGGATGACGGAAGCAACCCGGCCGTCTTCGATACCGAGGCCGATGCGAAGGCTTACGCCGCGGAGAAGTCGGCATGAACGCCATGACCATCCCCACCAACGCGATCGAACTCGCCCTGCCCGCTGATATCCAGATGGACGATTGGCTGTCTCTCGGCCGCGATCTGTACGCGCAACGCCGGTCGCTCGACTGGATGCTGGCCGACTGGATCCACACGGGCGTCGAGCGCTTCGGGGACCAAGCAGAACTCAGCCTCATCGGCGGCACGCTGGGCGTCGATCCGAAAGCACTTCGTCAGGCCGCGCGGATCGCAACGGCATTCCCGCCCCATATGCGGGCGAAGGACGTGCCCTACGAGGTGCATGCCTACATCGGCCACCTTCCCGCCGAACAGCGGCTAGAAACGCTCCAGCGGGCATCCAAGGAGCATTGGACGCCCAAGGACGCGCGGGATGAGGTGACGACGTTCCGGCACCAGGCGGCGATGTTTGAGGATGAGGATTGCGAGACGCGCCTTGCAGTCGAAATCATTCGGGCATGGAACCGTGCGCCTGCCGAGAGCCGGCGGTATTTCTGGGCTCTAGCCGAGCGATCCGACTTTGGCGCGATCAACGAGGAGCAGGCCGCCGGTGATTAAGCCCTTCTCCACCAAGCTAGGGCGCCCGATCCCGCCGGAGTTTGAGCCCAGCTTCATCACTGGCGGGTGGTCGCTCGTGAACCAGATGTTCGGCAAGCGCGCCTCGCTGCGTTTCTACACGGTCAGCGGGCCGGAGCGGCTGCGGCTGCTTCGTCTGGCGGCGGTGCGGAAGCAGCGGGCCAAGGGATAGGGTGGAGATTATGCCAATTGTTAGCAATGTTGGTCGCTATGCCATTTGAGGCAGGCAAAAGCGGCAACCCATCAGGCCGGCCAGTCCATCGCACCAAGGATGGCCGGACCCTTGCTGAGTTAGCCAGGCAACACACCGAAGAGGCCGTTGATACGCTGGTCGAAATCATGCGTGACAAGACGGCCCCGCCAGTCGCCCGGGTTGCCGCCTCCGACAAGATCCTGAACCGAGGATGGGGCCAGGCTCCGCAGACGATCGCCGTTACCGATGAGCGCCAGCCACGTGACCTCTCAGGAATGACCGATGAGCAACTTGAGGCCCTTGAGACACTTCGAACACTTGACGCTCTCGACGGAGGAGTTGCGGGAAGCTGCTGATGACGCCACGCGGGAGCGATGCCGTCGATCCTTGGCGGCCTTTGCCAAGCGTGCATGGCACATCCTCGAACCCTCTACCGACTTGAAATGGGGCTGGGCGCTCGACGCGATCTGCGATCACCTTGAAGCCGTCACCGCCGGTGAATTGACCCGTCTATTGATGAACGTGCCTCCGGGCAGCATGAAATCGCTGCTGACGGGTGTGATTTGGCCAGCATGGGAATGGGGGCCAAAAGCGCTTCCTCATCACCGCTTCCTCGCTACGGCGCACAAACAGGATCTTGCCGTCCGCGATAACCTCAAGTGCCGGCGCCTGATCCGCTCGCCATGGTTTCAGCGGTTATGGCCCGTCGTGCTGACGAGCGATCAGGATGCTAAAACCAAGTTCGAGAATGAGAGCACCGGCTTTCGCGAGGCCATGGCGTTCACCTCCATGACCGGCTCTCGCGGCGATCGGGTGATATTGGACGATCCGCACAGCGTGGATGACGCGAACAGCCCGGTTAAGCTGGCTGGCGATATCACCACCTTTCGGGAAGCCCTGCCCTCCCGCGTGAACAACGACCGATCGGCCATCGTGATCGTGATGCAGCGCCTCCACGAGCAAGACGTGTCGGCGGTGGCCGTAGAGCTGGGCTATGAGCATCTGATGATCCCCATGCGGTTCGAGGCGGACCGCCGTTGTTCTACGTCGATCGGTTGGACGGATCCGCGCGAGCATGATGGCGATCTAATGTTCCCCGAGCGCTTCCCAGAAAAGCAGGTGATCGAGCTGGAGACGGTGCTGGGCTCCTACGCCACCGCCGGTCAACTTCAACAGCGCCCCGCCCCGCGATCAGGCGGCATGTTTCAACGGACGGATTTTGAGATTGTGGACGCCATGCCGGCCGGTTCGCATCGCGTCGTCCGGGCATGGGATTTCGCTGCCACAGAGGTGAAGCCGGGTCGTAAGCCAGATTGGACGGCCGGCATACGTGTCTCGCTCGTGGGAGATATATTCTACGTCGAGGACGTGGTGCGCGGGCAGTGGAAGCCCTCGGTGGTAGAACAGACCCTGCTCAACACCGCATCGCAGGATGGCCAGACCGTCTCGATACGCATGCCAGAAGACCCGGGCGCGGCTGGCAAGTCCGATGCGCAGACGAAGATCAAGCTGCTGAAGGGGTATTCGGTGAAGGCGGTGAGGCCGACCGGTGAGAAGTCGGTTCGCGCTCGACCGGCATCAGCACAGGCGGAGGCGGGCAACGTCAAGCTCGTGCGCGGCCTGTGGAATACCGCCTTCTTGGATGAGGTTTGCGTGTTCCCGGCCGGCACGAATGATGATCAGGTTGATGCGTTCGCGGATGCAGTTAATGAGTTGGCGCTAGGGGGAAGTCAGTACGACATATCCGCTTGGGGCTGACGGCGGTAACGATCCGCACCCCTGCCCCATAGCCATCCCGTATGGGCTTCCTCGCGCGCTTCACCGATGGCTTAGCCAATATCGTGTCGGGGATGGGCACGACAAACGACCGCCGCACCTATGCTCGCTATCATGCGCGTGGGCTGGATTTCGCGGAGATTGCCGCCGCCTACCGCACGTCGTGGATGATCCGAAAGGGCGTGAACCTTCCGCCTTACGACATGACCCGCGCCGGCCGCGATTGGCAGGCCGACAAGCCCACGATCGCTAAACTGGAGGCGGAGGAGGAGCGGCTACAACTCTGGGCCAAGCTCAAGATGGGGTTGGTCTATGGCCGTCTCGGCGGCGGCGCGATGATCCTGGGCGTTGGCAACGAAAACCCTGCCCTGCCCGTAAATCCCCGCTCGCTTGTGGCCGGTTCGCTGAAGCACGCAACTCTTTGGACCCGCTGGCAGCTCGCGCTCGGTCCCAAGATCACCGATCCGGCGGACGAGAATTTCGGCGGGACCGAGTTCTACACGCTCAACACGACCGTTCAGCAGGTGCGGATCCATCCTAGCCGCGTCATCCCGTTCCGTGGTGCGCCAGTCATGCCCGGCCTCGGCACATCTTGGGAGGATGAGTTCTGGGGCGATGCCTGCCTACAGGCTGTCGAAGACGCGGTGAAGAACGCAGACAGTGCCCAGAACGGGTTCGCCTCGCTTATCGCCGAAGCCAAAATCGACGTTTACAAGATCCCCGGGCTCACCGCGCTCGCCGCTACGGCGGAGTTCGAAGCCGCGCTGTCCAAGCGTATGCAGACCAGCAATCTGTTCAAGTCGCAGTTCAATGCCCTGCTGCTGGACGCCGGCAACGGTCAGGAAGGTTCGGGCGAGCAGTGGGATACACGGCAGGTCAATTGGGCCGGCATCCCCCAGATCGTCATGATGTACGTGGCTCTGGTAGCTGGCGCGTTCGACATCCCGGCCACCCGCTTCATCGGCAAATCGCCCGACGGCATGAATTCCACCGGCGAGGGCGACGAGCGCTCCTATTGGCAGATGATCGGCGCCTTGCAGGGCAGTGATCTGAAGCCCTTGCTTGCCCGCATCGACGCGCTGTTGATCCCGTCCGCGCTTGGTGTGGCTGACGACAAAGTGTGGTGGAAGTTCGCGCCCTTGCAGGAGGCCACGGAAGCCGAAGAAGCCACCACCTTCGACAAGACGATGGATGCGATAACGAAGCTCCAGGCGACGGCGACAATCCCCGATGAGCCTCTATCGCGCGGTGTACAGAACCTCATGGAGGAGCGCGGGTGGATACCTGGGCTGGCCGACGCTCTCGCACAGCTTCCTGAGGACGAGCGGTTCCCTGATGGCTCCGAAGACGACGATGCGGAAATCCCACCGGCAGATGGAAAGGAGGTTGATCCAGTTTCTCCCATAGCGGCGGGCGGTGATGGAAGCGCCGTTCGTCGCCGTGCGGCCAATGATGCGCTCGTCGCGCTTGGCTTCGGCGCCGAGAAGGTCGCCCTGATGATGGACGCGGCCTTCCCCGAGCAAGCGTGATGCGCTTCGATTTGGCCGCTATGGTGCGCAGGGCCAAGAATCCGCGCCGCTCGCAAATCGTATTGCGCCCAATCGTCCCAACGTCCGCGCAAGCTGCCTCGCTCTATGCGTCCGCCTACCGGCCCATCATCACCGCCTGGCAGTCCCAGATCGACCGCATAGCCGCCACCTATGAGCGCTCGCTGCCCGT